GCTGTTGTAGAGAAGTTAGGCAGACCTGATAAAATACACGATTTTGACGGGCAGATATGCACCATTGAGTATTACAATAGATTAGTTGGTTATGAGGAGACAGCGTAATGGAAAACTATGATTGGGAAGATATGTATTTGGATGCCCACGAAGCAATGACAACTGGATACTGCCGAGATGATGTTATCAAACGACTCAAGTTTATTGCCGAAAACGCACCAGATGATGATAATGGCACCAACTTGGCAGCCGCAGGATTGCTTGAAGAAATCGACAATGGCGAATGGGATTAGAGGAGACAGCGTAATGGATAGACAAAAACATTTTGAAGATATAATTAAATATCACAATCCAAATTTAGATGATAATAAATTATTTTGGCTTGCTCATGATATGAGTATGTATTATGATGCTATGGCAGGTTGTCAAATAATGATTGAAAAGGCTGATGGCAAAAGACCAGATTTAGTTAAAGAAAGACAAAAAAGAAAGAAAATGTATAGAGCCCAATTAAAAGAGTTAGAGAAAGAAGTAGGAATATTAGTAGAGCATGCTGGTGGTTACATTTACAGTGATGCTGAAACAAAAAGAATGAATGATATTTCTGAAAAAGAATTTAGAAAAGCAAATGCTCATTTATACAAAGAGGAGACAGCGTAATGAGTAAGTATACTAAAAAACAACAACTTGAAGACTTTGAATTCTCGTTGCGACAAACACTGCATAATGCTCAACGCCAAAGCAACTCTGCTTATCCAACAGAATTGTCAAAGTTTATTGAACCACTACAAGAACTAAACAGAGAACTTACTCCAATTATGGAAAAGTATTTTAGAAAAGATTGGGATAAAGAGGAGACAGCGTTATAAATAGTAGGCCCTTTTAGGGTCTACTTCCACACTAACTAAAAAGAGCTACCTAGTAGCTCTTTTTTTTACCTGGTGTAGATTTCTTTTTCTTCTTCTTAGTTGTTTTCTTTTTAGTTGTTTTTGGTTTTGAATAAGGCATTGTTGTCTCCTCAGTTGTTATTTGTGGTATTGCTCTTGGTATAATTATTTCATTAGCCATCTTAGTCCTCCACTGGTATCCAGAAGTGTCTGCAACGATGTCCGCCTCTCACAACGAATGGATCACCGCTACGTTTACCTGACCAACTCTCACTTGACCATAGACTTTTAGCTTCTGCTTCTGTAAACGTTCTCCCTTGGTTACGTATACAAAAATCTCTTGACTCAGCAACTAACGTTCCTGCATATCTAAACTTTTTTAGACCTGCTTGTCTGGCACGATGTTTAACAAACACACCATCAAAGTCCATTACTGTGTCGTGCATATCTGCACTCATCTTTTTACTTAAACTTGTCCCTACGTTAACACCTGCAAACTTGTTTTTTAGTTTACCAAGTATTGAGGCTATTTCTGCTTCATTTCTGTCTGTGGCGTTTCGTAGTTTTCTTAATCTATTTTGTAATCTTGTAATCTCAATATCATCAACTGTAATCATAAGCCCACTGATAGCATGTCTGCTATTTGTAGCAATCTGTTGAACGGCTAACCCTGCTAGAGCGCCTACAACTATTTCGGTGTTAACAGACTCTTTGTTTTGCTTTACACTTTCATCTAATCTTGCGTATGATTGTGCTTTTAATTCTGCAACTATTCTATTGTCTACTGGTGTAACACCAGTTCCTGTCATAGCGGCAGTATCTTTAGCAAGTGTATCAAAGTTGTCAATATATGCTCTAACACGCTCTTGCACAAGTGAACGATAGTCCTCTGTTAGTGGGACTCTTAGTTCTAATAGTTCGTCAATCGTCTTTGTTTCTAGTATTCTTTTAGCAACTTTATTTTCAAGTGTCTTTTCTGCACTCTCCATAAACTCGTCAAAATCATCTAAGATAGAATCGATTAAATCACTATGTTGTTGTATTTGTGTCTGTGTCGCCATCTAAGTTTGCTCCGAACTCTGGTGCTTGTGAACCATTCTCAATCTCTTGAATAATAGTATCCATCATTTCTTCATCTTCTACTGTGATACGTGCAATTTGTTTTGCAATCTCTGTAGTGTATTGACTACTTGATACTGGTGCCGCACTTGCTTTCATTAAGAAGTCTAGTTCGGTGTATGTATCAGTTAAATCAAAGTTATCTGGATAATCAATAACGCCATCAAAGTGTGCATCGCCATCATAGAAATGAACAAAGTGATGCCAGATTTGTTCTTCTGCAATCTCTAAGTTATCGGCTATCTGTGCTAGTTTAACGTTCAATAACTCACGTTCTATCTTTAGTGATACACCTGAAGCTGTTGCTTTTGATGTTGAACGCATTGAACTTAGATTAGCTATTCTGTCAATCATTGCAGTTTTTGTTTTGATTGCTTCTAAGATTGAACCAATACTTGCATTTGATGGTTGTAACAGATAAGGTTTTAGACCTGGTTCGATGTCTGTGTTCTCAATCGTAATAACTGAGCCAGCACCACCTTGCATGTCTACACCTTCTGTAGCAACGATTGATGGATGATTAGAAATACGAATAACTTGTTCTAGTTCGGATAGTTCATTGTAGATAGATTTCTGTAGGTCTGCCACATCAGCGATTTGTGATATACCTATTCCTCTTTCGTGTGAACGTTGTCCGTATAAGAAAGTTGCTGGAATGTGACCCATCGCATTCTCGTATTCTTCCATAAGAACCATTTTATCATTTTCTTCATCTACTTCATAAACACCAACTGTTTCTGGTGTCCATACTCTGTAGATACATTTTTCATCATCTTCAAACTCTTTTAGTTTTAGATAGTCAATCATGTAACGACCGTTTGCCATTCTTTCAAAATGCCAGTCAATAATATTTTCTGGTGTAATAACTGAAAGATATGGTCTGATGCCTTGTGCTAATTCTTCTGCTAGAGTAGATGCCTCACTTGCAGGCTTATCTAACATCAACAGCACATGACCATAGATATTTGCAAGTGTAGTAGCTTCTCTCATAACAGCGTCAAATGAGCGACCTTCTAAATCAGCATCCTTCAAGAATGGTTGTAGAGCAGGATTATCTGCTAGTATACCAAACTCTCTTTGCGGTGAGTCTCGCCAGATGAATGAACTATATGTATCAACCACTGAACGACAATGATTGTCTAGTGGTGTGTTCATAATACGTTTGCCGTATTCATTGTAGCCATCGTCTTCTTCTTGTAAATACTTTCTTAGGTATTGACCTTGTTGGTAATCTTGTCCACCGTAGTAACTATCATAGTAGTATCTCCAACGGTAAATATGTTTCTTATACATATTATGCTTTTTTATTATATTGTCATAATCCATAGTGCTGTTCCTTTACATGTGCGTAAATCGTTTTGGTTTATTAATCGCTCTCACTGGTTTAGTAATTGGCGCAATGTGAGCCACAAGATAACCAAGTGCATCATTTTGATGGTCAAAGCCACCGTCTTTATCAGGGATTGCTGTCCCTTCTTTGTAAACTTGACGCTCAAGACAACGAATAGAATTCATACAGTTTGGGTCTATCGAATATCTTACAGTTCCGTTTGCACTTTCCATAAGACTATTTACTGCATTTATTCTATCTCTTACTGCATCATGTTTTCTTTTTGCTTCTACCTTAAAGTATTGTTGTAGAATAGTGATATCTGTTTTCCCTGTAGCTGAGGTTTTACGCTGATTGCCTGCAGGATCAGGGTAACAAATAACTTTTGTTTTGTCATAACGGTTCATAATCTCTTGTGCTAGTTCTTCTGTATTGCTTCCATATATAGAGATTTCATCAAATTGATGTAGTTTGCCGTTAATTATTTGACACACACTTGCTGACATTGGGTCTATGTTAAAATCAATGCCGATATGTATTGGTGCATCTTTATTAAATTCTTGTTTTGCTACGTGCTTTGTTCTGTCAAAGTTGTAATAAATTTGTCCAGTAAAGTTAATAAACGATGCTAGATATTCTTGTTCAAACTGTCGTTTATCCATATCTGTTTTTGCACGTTCTATTTCTTCTTCTGGGATATTACCGCCATCCATTGATGTAAACTGAAATGACGCCCAGTCTTTATCATCTGTTTGTCCATAATCATAAAGGTCTTTAAAATGGTTAAAGCCTTTTGGTGTTCCACAGAATAGTGCAGAACCAGGTGGTGTTTGTGCGGATAATGTTGGTCTTAGAACTGCTTCCCATGCCTCTCTTTTCATATCTGCAAACTCGTCTAGAACTAGAAAGTCGACTCCGCTCCCACGTAAGGTATCATATCTATCACTCCCTTTTAAGGAAATTTTGGATCCATTAATTAAACGAATGCTTAGTTCGTTCTGATTGATTTTATCTGCCCATCCTAGTTTTGTCATTTTACTCTGTAGTGCCTCCCACGCAATATTTTTTGCCTGTGAATAAGTTGGTGCAACATACCAAACTGTTTTGTTTGGGTGTCTTGCAAATCTAGCCAACTCTCTGATAGCAAAGAATGTTTTACCACATCTTCTTCCTGCTACAAACACTCTAAAACGTGCATCTGAATCAGCAACTGCCCGTTGTGCTTTATTCAGTGGCATCGTCTGACCAAGGGAGTATTTTATCTTGTTCTGCTACCGGTGATTCCGATTGCCCCAACATAGACTTGCCTAAAAAGATAAGAAGTGCTGGATTTCCTTGCATAGCTACTTCTATTTGTTTTCTTCTTAATCGCATTTTGCCTTCTGCTTTCCCTTTGTCTATAAGTCCCGCATAT